CTAAAGCTGTTCTCTCGGAGACAGTAGTTGGGATTACCAACTTTGTGCCTGAACTCCAAGGTCGAGCTTTGCCTCTTAATCTTTCAAATAACGCATTACCTTCAAAAACATTGTCAACAACTGCTGGGAAAAATCTTTTCTTTGTTACTGATGTAACAAAATTTCCCAATGCAATTCCTGGCATAATTTTAATGTTAGTAAATTAAGAAGTCTTTTTAAGACTTTTCTTAATGTCTTGAGCAATTTGATAAATAGATTTCTTTTCTTCTATTGGTTCTTCTTTCTTATTTATCTCGGGAGAGGCTTTTTTGGGAGAAGGCATTTTAGGTTTTTTCGTTGTTTCATCTGATTTAGCAAGAATTTTGATAGCTGTATTTGGTTCTACCTCATACTCTTCACAAACTTCTCTTATATCAGATTCTGTAAATTCAGAATCATCCATGGCTAAATCAAGTTTAACTTGAAAATCCTCGTCTTTTTCTTCTTCTTTAGCTTTTTTTTCTGCTAAAATAGATTCATATTCTTCTCTTGCTTGCTTTCGAATATATTTCTGAGCAGCAATTTCTTTTTCTTCTACACCAGTATCATCTCCTTTTTTCTCTTTGACATTAAGTTTTTCCTCAAGATTTTTAATTTTTTCTTGAGATTTTAGGAATTTCTCACGATATTTGATTTTTTGAGCAATTTCAGACTTTGATTTGTCTTTTTTATCTTCTTTGCCCGATATCTCATCTTCGTCAGGTATTCCGTCTAATTCATTTTGAGATGTTTTGTCATCTTCGATTATAGAGTCGTTATCGAAACCGACGTTTTCTTCAAACATATTTCATTTGGTGGGTTTAGTCCCTTAATAATAATTCATTTCTAAGGTTTTGTCCTTTATATAAATTTGTTATCTTTTATTGTTTGCTGTTTTTGGTGTACCCTTTGATGAGCCTGCAGTGCCTCCTAAACTCTGTTTAGCCCTTTGTAGGACATCTAACATCCCTTCAGACCCTCTGCCCTCTCCTGCGGTCTCTGGTGTCTCACTCTTGCCTCCTTCTTTCGCTCCTTGCTGTTGAATAACTGCTTGTGTTTCCATATCAAGTTGTCCTTGCTTCCAAGCTAATACAGCCGCTGCTTCTTTTTCAGGATTTTCAAATTTAAGTCTTTTAAATAAAGTAGTAAGACTAATAGCTCCTAACTGCCATAACTGAACAGCTTCTGTTCTTAATGATACTTCATCCATTGGAAGATTAACCCCAGACTTAACAATTATTTCTATATGATTTTCTATATCTTCTTGATTTAATTTTAAAAACTCTATTGTTGATTCTTCTCCTAAAAGTTTAATTGTATGTGTTCCGTTATAATACATTTTCATTAACTGAACTAATCCATTTGCTAATTTTGAAACACCCCTATTAAGTTCTCTTGTAACAGTATCTATTCTAGTATAGTCCTGTTGTCGTGATATAATATCCTGTCCAAGCGTAGCAGCTTGGGCAGCCCCTCTCGTAGATGAGTGAATCCCCATCACATTGTCAAAGACAGCTTCACTATGTTGTAGGTTTGCAAAATGAGCTTGTGGTATTGGAGTACCTGCTTCAAACTTAATTTTGTTTTCCGACGCTAGATTTTTTCCTCTTAACATTAAACCAGGTTCATTTGTAATATTCTCTGCTTGTTCTTCTGTCAACGCATCTGAATCAACTAATACTTTACTGTTACCCATTTGTTTAAGATTATTTATAATACTTCGTTTTTGGGAATTAATAGCATCTTGCATTGGGATACCTATCTCTACTAAACTTGTAGAAGCAACAGACCCATCTGAAATATTAAAAACTGTAAAAAATACATAAGGTTTTTCTGGTTCATCTAAATGATTATAAAACTTTAATTCTTTTTTCCACTTGTTGTCTTTCCATATTTTCTTTTTCTCACCTTTAAAATCAAAATAAGGATTAACTTTTTTATCTAATATTTTTCCAGACGAAATCCAAAATACCATTTTATCAGTCCAAACTTCAAAGACTTGATATTCTTCTGTTTCATTTTTTTCTCCTGTTTCAATTTTTCTATCCTGTTTACTGAGGTCATCAACGTTTACTTTCGGAAAATAATCTTCTATTTCTTCTTCGGAATATTCTTGAATCTCAATAACATAAGGTAGTTCTTCTGGTTTAACTCTTAACTTTGGAATTAAAATAAGTCTTGGGTCTATAGTTTTAATATCAATATCATCTTTCTCAAAATCCCAACAATATTTTAAAACTCCAAATCTATTAAGCAACATATTTCTTGTAACATCTTCTAACTTCTCTTGAATATTTAAAATTTCATATTTACGATTTAAAATTTTTCCCAAATTTTCTGCTTTAAGTTTAGATTCTGGAGCATCACTTCCAGGAAGAACTTGAAATTGATGAGCTGAAGAAGTTGCTATCGGAACAAGAGTTTCTACTCCTTCAAAAATTCTATTCTCTACTGTATCTGATAAAAAAGGAGGGACTTCATTTTTATAAGTTTGATTACCAATATAATATTCATAAGATATTTTTTGAGCTTTTAACATCTCGCTATGATAAATTTCTGAATCATCAAGCCAGTTATTAAAAATCTCTACAATATCATCCTTTGAACTATTAATTGTTAATTTTTTTAATTCGTTGTCCATTTGTTTGTATATAGTTTTGGCTGAAGCCCTTTCAAACGAGCTTTACCATTTTTAATTATTATTGTTGGTTGAACATCTACGTTTAAGGTGTCCATTAGTTTTGGTTTAAATATCTTTCCTGGAACTACATCCCCTGGTTCAAAGAAAGCCAGTAAGGTGGACATAATCCTATCATCGTGAAATCCTGTCTTTGCTGCCATCCCCGACTTGCGGGTTTCTCCCGAATGAATGAAAGTCTTAAACTCCGATAGGGTTTCTTCTGTTCTTATCTTCGGAACTTTTAAACGAAGTAATTGTTTAAAATGAGAAACCAATAAAGGTTTAGACTGTCTTGTTGTTCGCCATCCCAACTGTTTAAGTCTCTTGCCTGTGGATTTGTCAAATTCCTCTCTACGATATATGTCTATGTCGTCTTCCATCTTTAACTTATTGAGAAGTGCCAAGCCAATCGAATTCATCTCAGGAACCACTGTACAGAAACTTCCGTCTCTTTGGTACATCCTAGCAAAGTTTATAGCTTTGTCCGCTACAACGTCAGGAGGAGCCTGTCCAGCCCAGTGAGCGACCTCTTCTAACTCGTCAAGGTCAACTATTGTAATGGCGGACTTATCTTTCTTGTCGGTGTCTTCTTCTGCTCCTTCGGCGACATCTATCCCCATCTGATAGCGGTGTCCTTTAATCCATTCCTTATAGACTCTTAAATCCTCGGTCACTATTTTTGGTTTCCTTACCCACTTGTTTAGTTTCTCTATGTACTCTCTTTCAAATACAGCGTTACTGGAAAGTAGAGATTCGTCCCAAATTCCTTCAACATATTGTTTCCGAAAATCCTCAGGGTAGTTCTCTTCAAGATTCTTGATGTATCCCTCAGGAAGATGCTTTGCATTATCGTAAGTGGAACATTCAATCAATTCATAGTTGGGTTTGGGGTTTTGTTTGAACTCTGCGTAATGCCAGGTCAACTCTGGATTGATTGACATATAGAGCTTCCTATCCTCATTCTCTATTCCATCTCTTCTTAAACGTCCTAATAACGCCAAAAATACCCCTTTAGCGATGTCTTCTGCTTGGTCGATGAAAGCACAACCAAGATTTAAACTTCTTAATTCTTGTTCGGCTATTTTATCTAAATGTCTAAATATAATCTCACTTCCATTAATCAGTTTAATTTTCATCTCCGCCTTATGATAGCTCTCTATGAGATGCTCTGGACAGGTAAGTAAGAATTCTTTTAAAAGACTATCTCTTAATTGAACGTAAGTTTGTCGTCCCATTAGAATAAAGTTGTTGGGATACCTGAGAGCCAAATCAATCGCTTTCAAAACTAGCATTAAACTTTTACCAGCTCCAAATCCTCCTGAGATTAAAATTACTTTCTTACGGGATTTCCAAAACCTTTCTTGTTTAGGATTTAACTCCCACTCCGATATGATTTCATCAGTCTCTAAATTTTGAAATGATATTTTCATTTTCTTGGGAACAATAGTTTTTTAAATTTATTCCTCCCAAGCAAACGAATACAATAGTATATACCGTGATACCGTTTATAAACTTTGTTTCTCCTGCCACTCATCTTTGGCTTGTTGCTCTTTCGCCTCTCTCTGCTTTGCTTGGACTTCAAGTTTACCTCCATACCTTTTTTTAAACTCGGGGTCACTTGGTTGGAGGAGGTCAACTCTATATTTCTTTTGGAGTTTGGCAAGATATTTTCTTCCAGATAGGGAAGACTTTAATTCCTTAACCCCACCTTTAGGCATATAATCACTCATAATTTTAATAGTTTGTATTTCCAATATGGAATACTAGGTGTGCTTGACCCTCCTTCTTTAAGCATCCTTTCGGGATAATATTCTCCCCAAATTAATTTAGCAAGAAATTTTATCATAAAGCCAAGAATCATAAAGCAAAGAAGTCTTCTTCTTTCTTCTTTTTGGAAGGTGAAAATACTTTTCCTTGAGATTTTTTAAACTTTTCTATACCTTTAGTAAGGTTCTTTTTAAGTTTCTCGATTCTTATCTGATACCCCACCCCATACCCCAAAATAAAGAAAGTTAAAGCTGTTATATAAATTAACATAAGATTTTGGTTGTGTACGACAAGCTGTGTGTAAACGGTGTGTTAGAACTATGTGTTAGAACTGTATATATATTTATTTTAATCCATTACTTTCTGTTAGCACCCCCACCCCTTCTTATATATACTTTATTATCATATAAATGCCTTCTAACGCCTTTATATGTATATATGGTATAATCTATCCATATAGTCTATATTATGCTATGTGTGTGTTATATGGACAACGATTGTCTTGTTATACCCTTAGTAGTGCATTGTAGGCATATATCTACTGCGTGATACACATCAGCACCGCAAGACTTACACTTGGCTTTCTTGAATTGTCTTTGCCATATCTTGATTACATCTTGTAATGACATATCGGGATTATCTATTCTAATCTGTTCATCAGATTTGATTTGTCCGTTATTGGATTTGTCCGCATAGGATTGTCCGCTTTGGATTACAGTGTTCGGATTTGGTTGTTCGCTTTTGTTCGGATTTGATTTGTTCGGATTTAAATGTTCGCTTTTGATTGTTCGGTTATAAGCCATTCTACATTTATCACTACAAAAGACTTTTGATTTTTTTCCTTCTGTTTGTTCTATTTGTTTATTACATTGTTTACATTGCATATATTAGTTGTTTATTACTAAACCTATTTTAACGTCAGTGTTTTTGTCTTTATTTAGCTTACCTTTAAGCTCTAAGCTTGTCCTAACGAACTTATGAATGTCTCTCCAAGAGATGTTCTTTGGTTTCTCAGAGTTGAAAGCTTTGTAAATTAGATCTTGCTCTTTTAGGTCGTCCTTTGGCAATAAACCCACAATATACTCTCTTATGTTTGGATTGGATAGCATCCTACTTGCAGATACTTTCGCTGTACTTACATTCTTATTCTTATAAATAGATATATAAGCCTGAGTTCCGTTCATTCCGTTATTTACATATTCATTACAGAATAACTTTATCTTTATATCTAAAATAACATTCTTGAATCTTCCGCTATTCTTCTTTACTTCCTTGTTATCTATTAAGGCTGTTTTAATTTCTTTTGACATAAGTATAACTAATAATAAATAATAGGCTTAAAATCAATTCTGTTGCGTCGTATTTTATGTTTTACTTATCTTTTAGGACTTTACAATAGTATTATCTTTTTCCTCTAACAAAACAATCTCCACACGACTACTAATTTGATTATTGAATATCTGAACCACAGGAACAATACCGCAATTATTAGCCTTTAATAATTTGGTTATCTGATCAATGACTTTATTTAATTGTTTTTGTTTTTTTTCGTCTATCATAGTTATATAATAGCACACTTATGCTATTATTGTCAAGTATTAAAGTTATTTTTTGTTTGCTATTGACAAGTCTTTTATATTATGTTATAATAATAGTATAAATATTAAACAAGGATTTGAACCTAATTAAATAACTAATAAATTATATGAATAAAAAAGAATTATTACAAATTAAGGCAAGAAAGTATTTAAAAACTATTATCAAAAAGAATACTGAACTAATAATAGTAATTAAAAGCGTGTCAAATAACGGAATGTCAAGACGAATGAAAGTGATAGCGAATGGCTATAATATAACTTATTTGATTGCTGATTTATGTGATTTATCAATGAATGATAACGGACTTTTAGTCAAAGGGTGCGGAATGGATATGACGTTTTGGTTGGCTAATTCTATTACAACAAATTTATATGGTAGGAATAAACCAAAATGGCTAACAGGCAACGGCTTTAATTGTTTGAAATGGTTGGCGGTATAGTTAATTGCTGGGCTGGTTATTATTCCTGTAATTTAAGCAAGCAGTAATGTGCTTAAATAATAATAGCCAGTCAGAAGTTAATTATTTAAAATAAATTATGATTTATTCTAACAAAAAACTAATTAAAAAAGAGAAAAAAACAGACAAAATGGTTATTATTCTTTATTTGATTGTTTCTCTTATGGTTATAACCATTTTTTTTAACTTAAAACTCTCTAATTTG